TCTTAGACCACACATCAACTTATCGGTTTTCTTACTTTACCAACCATGCAGATTTAGGTAACGAGAATCAGATTTCCATCTTGAAAAGAATCAAGACAATTGTGATTGGTGGCTCTGACCAGTTCGTCACAATTAAGTGGGGATTTGACTTTGCTGCCAACTATCTATCTGGCAATGCTTACATTCCTGAACAGAAGAACTATGAGTATGGTCTTGCTGAATATGGAGTAGCTGAGTATTCTGGTGGTGTGCTTATCAAGACACTAGATGTCAATGCTTCTGGTGCGGGAAAGATTGTTCAAACTGGTTACGAAACCACCATTAACGGCACACAGTTGTCAATTCAGAAGATTGAGATTCAATCTAAGAACGGGAAAATATCATGAGTAATTACACAAAAAGTACCAACTTTGCGACTAAAGACAACCTTAGTCCTGGTGATCCGTTAAAGATCGTCCGTGGTACTGAGATTGACACTGAGTTCAATAACATTGCTACTGCTATCTCTACGAAGACAGATAACTCTGCTGCGGCAATTACTGGTGGTTCGATTACTGGTATTACAGACTTAGCCATTGCTGATGGCGGTACAGGAGCTTCTACGGCTACTGCGGCTATCAATAATCTGTTGCCTAGCCAAACAAGTAACGCTAATAAGTACCTTCAGACCGATGGCACTAATGTTTCTTGGGATGCAGTAAGCCTTTCTACTTCTGACATTACAGGCACTCTTCCTGTCGCCAATGGTGGTACTGGTGTAACTTCATCTACTGGTACAGGCTCTGTAGTACTGTCAAACAGTCCTACTCTGGTCACTCCCGCCTTGGGAACTCCTGCTTCTGGCACTTTGACCAATGCAACTGGTTTGCCGATCTCAACAGGCGTTTCTGGTCTTGGTACTGGTGTAGCAACATTCTTGGGTACTCCTTCAAGTGCTAACCTAGCTTCAGCGGTATCTGATGAAACAGGTTCTGGTGCTTTGGTGTTTGCCAACTCACCTACCTTGGTGACACCGACTCTAGGAACTCCCGCTTCCGCAACCTTGACTAACGCTACTGGTTTGCCAATCAGTACTGGTGTAAGTGGCTTGGGTACGGGGGTGGCTACTTTCTTGGCAACACCTTCTAGTGCTAATCTTCGTTCTGCTTTGACAGACGAAACAGGCACAGGATCAGCCGTATTCGCTACATCTCCTGCTTTGGTAACACCAGACTTAGGAACACCCTCTGCTGCGACTTTAACGAACGCTACAGGTCTTCCAATCTCTACAGGTGTATCAGGTCTAGGAACAGGTGTAGCAACCTTTCTAGCGACTCCTAGTTCAGCTAATCTACGTTCTGCCTTAACTGATGAGACAGGAACAGGCTCTGCTGTTTTTGCGACTTCTCCGACTTTGGTGACTCCTGCTCTTGGTACTCCATCAAGTGCTACTCTTACAAATGCCACAGGACTACCAATCTCAACTGGTGTGTCTGGTTTGGGTACTGGCGTTGCTACTGCTTTAGCGGTCAACGTAGGAACTGCTGGCGCACACGTGGTCAATGGCGGTGTTCTAGGAACTCCATCTAGTGGTACTGTAACTAACCTTACAGGTACGGCCTCAATCAACATCAATGGTACTGTCGGAGCAACAACTCCTGCAACGGGTAACTTCACAACCCTGACTGAAAATAGTGTTGCTGCTGTTATTCAGACAGACATTGGTACTGGTGCTAATGAGATTCCACTCAATCAGTATTTAGGTAAGTTGGCTTATGAGGATGTTGTTGGTTTATTTGCAACATTAAACCCTGCACCAACGATTGCATCTGCGGCAACCATTCAGCCTTTAGCACCCATCACTTTTGTATCTGGTATTACAACAGTCAACACAATTACAGTCCCCGCTGAGTTTGTGGGTGGTGGTCAGATTACTTTGATTCCAACTGCTTTGTGGTCAACTGGAACATCAGGGAACATTGCTATTGCAACGACAGGTGTTGTTAGCAAGGCTTTAATTTTGACCTATGACGCAACCACTGCTAAGTGGTATCCCTCTTACTAAGGAATAAAAGATGACTATTCAAGCTAACTTCCCTGCAATCAAGCCATCTTTGATGCTTGACTTTGCTAACACTAAGCAACTAGATAGCAGAATTACCTACACCAGAGCAAGCACTGCCACTTTTTACAATGGTGTTACGACTGCTAAAGCTGAGGAGAATTTGTTTACTTACTCGCAAGATTTTGATGATGCCTCTTGGTCAAAATTTGGTGCATCTGTGACTGCTAATGCAACAACTGCACCTGATGGCACTACAACTGCGGATAGTTTAGTTTCAACTGCTACCCCTGCTTCTGTTTATATAACTCGAACTCCAACTCTTACGGCATCACAGCCTTACGTTATGAGTTTTTACGTTAAAGCAAACACAGCCAATTTTATTCAAATTATTACAGCATCAGCAATAGTCCCAAGTGGTTATGTAAATTTCAATGTTACATCTGGTGCAGGGGCTATTGGAAATTATGGTGGAACTGGAATTACGCCAAGTATTGTTGATGTTGGTAATGGTTGGTATCGATGCGTTTTAACTATTGCTAGCGTAGCAGGGTCAGGTGTAATTGAATTTCATTTGGTTGATTCAGCAACAGCCGCTAGAAGTGCAACATATTCAGGAACAATAGGAACTGGCGTTTATCTTTGGGGTTCGCAGTTAGAAAATCGCTCTGCTATTTCAGCCTACACAGCAACAACAACGCAAGCCATTACAAACTACATCCCTAAACTGCAATCAGCGGCATCAGGTGTTGCTAGGTTTGATAACAACCCTACTACTGGTGAATCATTGGGCTTGTTGATTGAGGAGAGTAGGACTAATCTGCTGACTTACTCTGAGCAATTTGATAATGCGGCTTGGACAAAATCCCAATCTACAATAAATGCAAATAACATTGTCGCTCCAGATGGAACTTTAACTGGCGATGAACTTGTGCCAAACACAACCAGCGCAGAACATTATTGTCAGCAATCATATACAAAAGCGGCATCCGCAATTACTTATTCAATTACTGTATATGCAAAAGGAAGTGCATCTGGTTACAAGTTTTTAATTTCAACTGATGATGCAGTTACTGGCGGGTGTTCTTCTGGAGTTTTTAATCTTTCTACTGGAGTTTTTGACACTAGTTCATCTGGTACGATTTTTACATTTGTTTCTCGGTCTGGAACAAGTGTTGGAAATGGTTGGTATCGGATAAATTTTGTTATCACTACAAATACAGCAACAGCAATTAGAACCAATTTCTTTGTTTATAACGCTTCAAATACTTCAACCTTTGCAGGCAACGGCTTTTCAGGTGTATTCCTTTGGGGCGCACAGTTAGAGGTTGGCTCTTTTGCCACATCCTACATCCCCACAGTAGCATCACAAGTCACTCGTGCGGCTGATGCGGCATCAATGACGGGGACTAACTTCTCTACTTGGTATCGTGCTGATGAGGGAGCCGCATTTGTTGATATTGTTCTTCCATCAACTGCACCAGTTGATTGCTATCCATTTCGCATTACAGGCGCAAGTGCTTTGGTATTTGGCTATAAAGATAGTGGAACATTAGTTCGACCAATTACAGGGACTGTATCTGGAAACGGTGTTTCTACAACTGCCTCGTACAAAGCAAGCGGTGCATATTCATTTACTGCAAATGAAAAAAATGGTGCTGTAAATGGAACTCTTGCTGGTGTTACAACTACGGGTGCTTTTGGTTTAAATACAGCGGTAGAAATTGGTGGCTTTAATTCTTCGGCTGGCAAGTTAAACGGCTGCATTAAAAAAATAGCCTACTACCCACTGCGAGTGACAAACGCTCAACTTCAAGCATTGACAAGTTAAGGATTACAAATGGACTTCTATTGCAAATTTACTGATGAGACAGCGGCTAATGCTGTTCTTTACACAACTCATGCTGAAGTATTAGATGAGGATGGCAACGTAGTCTCTGAGGCTTATACAACCCCTAATTACATCAACATTGATGTTCTAGGAATCCTGTATCAGAAGCAAGAGATTCCAGACCCTCAGAATCCTCCAGAGCCTATTCCTTTGGAAGGTTGGCACGTTAATGTTAGAGTAATGCCTGATGAAGACTCAGCACCATTAAACGCATTTGAAGTAAGTCCTGCGCCATCGGTTTGGCGTAGGGTTTGGGCTTAAAAGAAGGAAACATCATGGCCGTAACCAGTCAACAAATTATAGATTTCTTGCTTGCTAATCCAGGCATGAGTGACGCTCAGATCGTTGCGGCTATGGAGCAATATGGAGTGTCTCCTGCTCAAATGGCTACGGCTGTTGGTTTACCAGAGGGTGAGGTTGTGTCTAGGGTGGCAGCAACAATCCCAGAAGGTATGTCGGTTACTCTTGGAGATACTCGCATTGCGCCTCAATATGAGGTTCGAGGTTCTGGAGAAGATCGGCAAGTTGTTGGTATTGAAAACATTTACGTTGAAAAAACTACGGGCGATGTTAACTACAAAGCTCCTGTTGGCTCAGACGTTCAAGTTTTAAGTCCTACTGGCGATCTTGTAAACACGATAAAAACTAAAGAAGACCAATCATTCTTTGGTGGCTTGGTAGATGCCTTTAAAGACCCTGTAGTTTTAGCCGCTTTAGGCGGTGCGGCTGCGGGTGGATTGTTTGGCGGTACTGGATTGGGTGCGGCAGGAACTGTTGGCACTACAGGTCTGACAATGGGTGAACTTGCTCAACTAGACCTTGCCTTGGGTGGTGCAGGTGGTACTGCGGGTGCTACTTCTCTTGCCAATGCTTTGACAACTGGTGCAAGTGTTGGAACTTTGACTAACTTAACTGGTGGTAGTGGAGTTACTACTGGTGCGGCTGCTGGCATTACTGCTGATTCTGTAGCGGCTAAGTTGGCGGGAGATAGTGGTCTTCTAACTGGTGCAGGTTTAGGTGCTGCTGTTACAGGAATGGGAACTGGCACAGGATTGACTGCGGGAACGGCTGGTTTAGGTGCGGCAGGTACAGGTGCAGGTTTAACTGCGGGTACTGCTGGTCTTGGAGCTGCGGGAACTGGTGCAGGATTGACTGCTGGTGCTTTAACGGGTGTTGGTACAGGTGTTGGCACAGGTATAGGAACTACTCTAGCAGGTGTCGGTACTGGCGTAGGAACTGGCATAGGCACTACTTTGGCGGGTGTTGGTACTGGAGTAGGTACTGGTCTTGCAACTGGTCTTACACAAGCGGCAACAACTGGATTGGGTGGCTTAACTGCGGCTCAATTGGCGGCATTACTTTCTGGTGGTTTGACAACAGGTGCGGGTCTTCTGCAACAACAAACTTCTAAAGAAGCGGCTCAACGTGCGCAAGCAATGATTGACAGAGAAACTACTTTAGCTAAACAATCTGCTCAGTTTAGACCTGTAGGAATGACGACTCGATTTGGTACTTCACAATTCCAAGTTGATCCTCTAACTGGTCAACTGATTAGCGCAGGTTACACATTAGACCCACAAGCAAAGAATGCTCAAGATAGATTTGTTGCTTTGGCTGAACAAGGTCTCCAGCAAGCTGAAGGCGCACAAGCACAGTTTGCTCCTCTTCAAACAGGCGCACAGAACTTGTTTAACCTTGGAAACCAGTATATTGCTCAAAGTCCTCAAGATGTCGCTCAGAACTATCTCAATCAACAGATGGCTTTGTTGCAACCTGGTCGTGAGTTAGAGTTGGCTAATCTGCAAAACAGACTCCAACAACAAGGTCGTGGCGGTTTATCTGTTGCTCAAGGTGGCACTTTGGGTGCTACTACTCCTGAACTGCAAGCTCTGTATAACGCTCGTGCTACACAAGAGGCTCAATTGGCAGCACAAGCTCAACAGGCTGGTCAACAACAAGTTGCTTTCGGTGCAGGATTGCTTGGTCAAGGTGCTGGCGCAATGGGTCAATACTATGGCGGTCAACAAGCGGCATATCAGCCTTACACAACTGCTTTAGGACAAGTTCAAGGTTTGGAGCAATTAGCACAACAACCTTTGACGATGGGTGCGGCTCTTGGTCAACAAGCGGCTACAGCGGGTGCTAACGTAGGTCGTTTGGGTTTATCAGGTGCTGAGTTCAGTACTCGATTAGCTACTGGTAATGCGGCAACCACTAATCCCTATTCAACACTATTGAGTGGACTAGGTGCTTCTCCCGCATTTGGGCAAGCATTTGGTGGCTTATTTTCTTAAGGATTCATCATGGCAGAAAATATCGTAGCGGGTTTGTTCGGGCTAACCCCTGAAATGTATGGTGAGCGTCAGAGAACAAGTGCTTTGCAAGAAGGTATTACCCTTGCTCAACTAGACCCTGCATCTCGTGGTGCGGCATTGACTTATGGTGGTGCTAGAGGTCTTGGTACTGCTATTGGTGGTGCTTTTGGAGTAGAAGACCCACAACTAAAGATGATTAGTGCTAGAAACACTATTGCTCAACAGATAGACCAAACTAGCCCCGAGTCGATCCTAAAAGGCGCTCAGATGTTGTCGCAGATGGGTGACCAACAAGGTGCTATGGCTTTGGCTCAATATGCTCGTCAAGCACAGAGTGAGATGGCTTTGGCTCAACAAAGGCGGGCGGCAGAACAGTCTTCTTTGGCTACTGCGGCTAAGACACAATTGTCTGTTAGACAAGAAGAAGAATTACGTTCTGAATTGTCTAAACTTGGCCCTGATGCAACTCAAGATCAAGTTATTGGCGTTCTAACCAAATATGGCCCACCAGAGAAAGTTTTGGCGGCTTTAACAGCAGCTCAAAGCAGAGCAGAAGCCACACAAGCTAGAACTGCGGGATTAGAAGCGGCTAATCTAGCTAAGACTGAAGCGGCTAAAACTGCGGCTGATGCTGCATTAGAAAGAGCTAAAGTTGCGGCAGATGCACAGATTGAAGCGGCTCGTGAACGTGGTGCAACAGCAGTACAAATTGCTCAAATGCAAACTGATGCAAGACGAGACATTGCACAACTGGCTGCCTCCATGAAAGAAGCGGCTTCTACAGAATTGCTTACGCCAAAAGAGAAGCAAAAACGTGAGGCTGCTTTCCCACAGGCAACATCCGCTATCAAGGGATTTGAAACTAAAGCTGATTCTTTTGTTAACGATATTAAGAAACTGCGTGATGACCCTGGTCTCGCAGAGATTACTGGCATTGCCGCAGGTCGATTGCCTGGCATTACAGCAAATGGTCGTCGTGCGCAGGCTTTATACGACAAGATTGTTGCAAAAGGCGGTTTCCAAGCATTGCAAGATATGCGAGATATGTCTAAAACAGGTGGTGCATTGGGCAACGTGTCAAATCAAGAGAACACACAGTTGAAAGCATCGTTTGCTGCTATAGATCGTCGCCAAGATGCAAGAGATGTTAAGGCTGCACTCGATCAAGTCATTGGTGATATTGAAGGCTCTAAGACTCGTTTGAAAGAAGCGTACGATTTGACGTACTCATACAAGGCTGAACAACCTAAGAAGTCGCTTTCTGGCGAGGATCAGCAAGCATTAGATTGGGCGAACAAAAACCCAAATGATCCTCGTTCTGCACAAATCAAGAATCGTTTAGGAGAAAAGTAATATGGCAGAATTTGACCCTGATGCATATCTTGGTAAGACAACAGAGTTTGACCCTAATAAATACTTGGGAGTTAAGCCCCAAGAGTCTGATGAAACTGCTCGTTTGGCGGCAAGATTTCCTACTCCTCCTTCGGCTCAAATACCTGGCTATGGGAAACCTGTACCTGCGGCTAAAAATGAACAAAATTTAACTTTAAGCCAGTTGTTATATCGCAATATTGCCAAACCAGTAGTTGCTCCTACAGTTGAGGCTCTTGGTGCTGTTGGCGGTGGTTTGTTGGGTACACCAGCAGGCCCAGCAGGAATTGTTGGTGGTGCAGGTTTAGGCTATGGCATGGCTAAAGAAGTCCTAAAACTAGGCGATATTTACCTTGGTGGCATGACTCCTGAGCAAGCTCAAACACAACCTGTTAGGAACGTACTTGAGGGTGCGACTTATGAGGCGGGTGGTCGTGTTGTTGGTCAAGCAGTAAGTGCTGGTGTTGGCAAAGTAGTAGATTTATTCAATGCTCCTGCACAAAAAGCGGCTACTTTGGCTCAATTGTCTCTTGGTAAAGACCTTCCTGATGTGCTTGCTGCACTAAAGAAAGCTCCTCCAAATGCGAGTGTTGCTGAAATAACAGCTTCTGTTAACAATCCTAAATGGCAAGCATTGATTGATGATGCACTGCAACAAGACCCACAATTCTTGCGAAAAGTTAAGTTATTCAATGAAGATGAATCTTTAAAGGCTTTGTCTAAATTGGCTGGTGGCGAGAATGCGGCTGAAGTTCGTTCTATTGCTGAAAAAGCAAAAGATGCCTTAAATGCCATCACAACTCCATCAAGAGAAGCCTCATTGAATCGTGCAAACCTTGGTAAGGCGGTTGCTGAATACGAAGCAAAAGCGGGGGTATTAAGTGGTGAAGCTGCAGCTAAAGTTGCAGATGTTCGCAGATTGATTGAAGCGGGTGAATTGGCAGAAGCGGCAGGTCGTCTTGAGTTAATCAAGAAGGGTATTCCTGTTGGCTTTACAAGATATACCTACAAGGGTGATTTAGCTCAGATGGCTGACAATTGGGCTTCCAAGGCGGCAAATGCTTCGTTGGACTTAGGTCAAGGTGCTCGTTTTGCTCAAGGTGCGGCTGATGCACTTCGTTCTGTTGGAATCAAGCCACTTGAAGGCGTTAGTTTAGCAAGAAGTATCTCTTCTATTGCCAATAATCCTCGTTTTGCAGGTGACGATGTATTGGTTGGTGCAGTAAAGAATGTTGCTGATGACATTGCTAAATGGACAAACAATGGCGGTGTCGTAGATGCTATTGCTTTGGATGCTATTCGTAAGAATTCTGTTAATGCGGCTATTCAGAGATTGCGACCAGGCATTGATGCAACATCACAGAGAAACCTTGCCTCTAAGGTTCTAGGTGATATTCGACCAATCATCATTGATGCAATTGAAGAGTCTGGTGGTAAAGGTTATCGCCAATACCTTGCTGATTACACAAAAGGCATGGAGAAGATTGCCGAGCGCAAGTTATCTGGTGAAGCACTAAAGTTGTGGAAAACCAATAAAGATGGGTTTGTGCGCTTGGTTCAGAATGAAACTCCTGAAGAAGTTGAGAGAATTCTTGGGCCAGGCAAGTACAACATTGCTACTGAGTTGGCAGACTCAAGTTTGTCTGTATTGCGAGATCAAGCACAAAAACGACTAACTCAAATATCTGTTGGAGAACAAGTCAAAGAAGGTCAAGCTGCCCTTGCACAACTGTTGAAGCAACAAACTTCTTTCATTAGATTGCCATCCTATTTAAGTGTAGTGGCTTCATCAACTAACAAGGTAATAAGTGAGTTAGAGAGAGCCGTTAGCACCAAAACATTGCAAACTTTGACAGAAGCCATGAAAACCCCTCAAGGTGCGGCTAATTTGTTGTCAACATTACCTGCTGCTGAACGTAATCAAGTATTGAGGCTATTGGCAGACCCAAGCCAATGGAGTCCAACACTTAGTTCTTCAGCAACATTTGGCTTTAAAGGCGCTTTCCAATCTGAAGAGCAGTAAATGAAAGACTGGACATTTGCTATCTTAGTAGCAGTCCTGATTCTTGTCTTTGTAATTTTTTGTAGTTATATTATTGTTTGGGCATTTCCGTGATCGCCTTTCTCTTGGCGGCAACCATAGAGTACCGATGTATTAAATGGACTTGGACTGGTGATGTTTACAACCGAAGGGTTGTGTGCATTAAGTGGGAGAGAAAG